GAAGCCTTTACTTCAAGGCTTCTGCCGCACTTCGTGGGAAGATGCGCAGGCGACTGGATTCCGGTCACCTAAACCAGGTACGTGCCTGGTTTCAGACAGCTGATGCAGCTGTCTTGCCACTACTTATATGCAGTGAGCGCCACACCAGCCTCTTAGAGGCTGAAGTGGATACTCTAACCAACTGGGTGTTAGAGAACTGCGCGCATAATTATGCACGCTTTCAGAGCGAATGGAAAGCTCTGAAGAAGCGAATGAGGAAGTCATTCGCTCTCCACGGTGATTTGGATCACGTGGAATGTCCGGGATTCATGATCCCGTACCTCCGTGCAGCTCGCACGGCTCTCAATGGGTTTCCCATTGAGGACCCCAGTGATCTGGGGCGATTTGTATTGCTCTGGTGTCAAACCAGAGCTACAGGTATGGCCGATCAGAAGATGATCGACATTAGCTATGAAAAGTTCATAGCTACGGTGACGCAGCCGGGTCAGGCTGTGAAACTTAATCCTGCCATTCTTGGCAAGATAACCGAACCCTGCAAGAGGGTTGACGGTAAGTCCGGCAAAGTATCTGTCGGAACCACCTCATGCCTTGAGAGCACGAGGAGCATGGGAGGCAAGACTGCCTTCCTCAGCACCCTAGCCAGACACAAGTCGGTTAGGGCGGAGTACGATTTCCGTACTCTTGAGGCGACGCCAGTGGCGCCGCGTCCGGTCAGGTCAGCAAAAGACCTGGTCCATTGGGCAATATATCAACTATTGCACCATCCAACCTACACATCGTGTGTTAGGTTGCACGGAGTCGCCGAGCCTTCAAAAGCTCGCACGATTACCGTAGCACCTTATGCATATCAGGTGCTTATGGGAGTTTTCGCTCACATATTTCAGCCGTCACTTACTTCGCGGCAGATAAAGTCAGGCCTTAAGGCCGACCGACACCTGTGGAGATTTCTCACAGATGTACTCAACCCACAGAATACCGAGTGGGGGGAGCTCATAAACAATAACACTGTTTATGCACTTTCGACTGACTTGTCGGAAGCTACAGATTTTGGCAACAAGGATGTTGCAAGACAAATCTGGCACAGCCTCATAGAAAGGGCTGAGAACCCAGAGTTTCCTCTGGGTTTAGCACTGCTCGCAAAGAGCAAGTACTGTGGAAAACGCTTTGCGTTCGTTCCATCACAACTGGGTTACCAGTTGGTCGTCATGCAGCGAGGCTGGATGATGGGTGATATGATGACAAAGGTCA